TTGTCAATAATACCGACATAATAATCGTATTTCATTTGAATACGTATTTGCATATCTTCTTTGGACATTTGGTATTTATAGTCGAATTCATTCATAATTTCCAAATACGCGTCTTTGGTGAGATCTCGGCGGTTTGTATCCATGGACTGACATTTTGCGTCATATTTGTCCTGAATCGCAATACAGTTTTGCTGAAAATTACATATCATGTCTTGTTTTTGTCCCACTAATTTATCATCCACGTTTTCTTTCAAGACCCATTGATTATGGTCTCTAATGTAATAATTCAACTTGTTTTGCGCATTATCAAAGTAAATGGCGTAATCCCCGGTTTTCACCCGTTTGGCGCCGTTGATTAATGTCTCCGCGAGGTAACTCGCTCCTTTTTGGTCAAATTTCATTTTTTCCATTAATTTCTTGGTTAAAAACTCGTGAAAATCAGAAGGTAACATGCGCATTTGATCATTCAAGTAATCGTCCAAAATACTGTAGATGGTGCTGTCATATTTACGATCAAAAAAGATTGTCACGTCATTATCGGCTTCCAATTCTTCGATATTTGCGTATTGTTTTGCGATGATTATATTTTCGCATTTTTGATCCGCGGATGACCCGTTCTCAAGTTGTTCTTCAATTCGACTTTCTTTATCTTCAATCAATTTGTTGATATTTTCTGGAAGCATCAAAAATGTATTTTCCAGGGCGACACAATAATTGTAAACATTGCCGAAATCTTCCATGACCATTTTCTTCAATAATTCGGAATTGGTCATTTTCAGTTCCGTATTGATATCACTCCTATAAATAGATTTGTTGTATATATCTGTTACTTCTTGTTTATTTTTACTTTCATTGATCAACATTTTGAGAGAAGTGGCATTGGGCTGATTAGTAATCCCTTTACCGATTCTTTTCAAGTTTGAAAAATATTTACTTTTTTCTATAAATTTTTTATTGAATTCAGATATTTTCTCTTGTAAAAAGATACTGATGCTTTTGTATTGCATAAAGGTCAAATCTGAATTGTAGACAAGAAAAGGCTCCATGATTTCAACAACATCTTTGAGAGATAATTTTCCATTGATGTATTTTTTGATTTTTTCAAACAACACCCTTGTTCTAGGAACCACCTTTTCTAGAAATTTCACATATAATTCAGTCTCACTCATACCACGAGTTTGCTCAGTTTTATTCATGGTGAAATTCGTTACTTTACTGAAAAATGTGTTTTTGTCTTGTTCTTGTTCCTGGTTTTCCACATCATTATAAATATCAACCAATATTTTATTGACACTAGTATGATTATTCAAAAATTTCCAATAATTGACAAACATGGTATTTAAATTCGCTTTGGTATAAATACTTGTTCCTGGTAATGATATGTGAGAGAAACGGATCACTGGTTCAGGCAAGGTCACCAATGATGTGAGCGCAATTGTATCTGGTTGAGTCATATTTTCCACATGATATACATTTTTGTTTCTGGATATTTGGGTTGTTTTTAAGCGTGTTAATCCCAGATTGTATTTATCAATGACAAAACGGTTGCTCATCAAATTTTTATGGTGAATGACATTAGAATACAAATCGCCCAAAGTATCAATAATGACATTAAAATTATCCAATACTTCTTGTTCAATAATAACATCTTTTTTCATTTCTGGATTTACGTCTTCAAACGGGGTAAATAAGGGATTGATACTTTTGTATAGCGCGACATATTTATTCTCTCCTCCATCAGGTAAATCATTTGATTTATAACCATCAATGATATCTTCCAATACGTACATTTCGCCTCGGGTAGATCCTTTATAGGATATATTGTTTTCGATTTCTTCAAATTCATATCCTTCATCTTCTTTGTCAAACCCTACTTTTTCATATATTTTTTTCACATTTTTCGCAACAGGTAGTATCCAGTAGAGCGATTTTTTGAAACTCATTAAACTATGTATCAATGGTTTCCAAGAGGCGTCTTTGATGATTGCCCCCGTGACATTCCCGTGTCCGTCAAAGGTAGAAAATTCCTCGCGCAATTGTTTAAAACGCTCAATCATGGTATGAATATTGGTCAATACCATATTGGTCCGTTGTCTATCGGGTATAGTGCTCAATAATTCATCCAACAAATCATTCGTCTGTAATTCAATATTGAATCGTCGTTGTTCCGCGTCAACATTGATATATTGTTGGATAGCTCCCAATTCTTCGCCAAATTGTATTTCATCCGCTTTCAAAATGAATTCACGAATATTATCGCGGACTTCTATGTTGGTTGGCATATTAAATTCCGTTTGTATATCAACAGATTCTTGGTCATAAGAATCCACAACGCTTTCCACTTCAGGAGACGAACGTGTGACCTTTTCTTCATCGCGACTTTGAATACTTTCATCACTGGGTTTCTCTCTAATCTCTATTTTTTCAATTGGAATATTCAATGGAATTCCTTTATAATCAAAGTTGATATATATGATTTCCTTATCTGGGTAGGTTTTAATTTCAATCATGTCTTGTTCTAAATTGGTGATTTCGCCTGTTAATATAGAAGGAATATCACCACCAAAATAGATATTAATCCAAGTTCCTGGTAAAAGATTATTTTGTCTTGAATATCCCTTTTTATCATTTCTATAGATGAGAGAAACGGATTCGATATTACCGTCGCCTAATAATCCGTCTTCATTGATTTTCAGTGTTGTTAAACTAAAATCTTCTATATTGATTAATCGAATCAAACGGTCATCAATGTAATCAATAATGAATTTATTGTTGTTTAATATTTCATTTGTCGGGTCTTTTATTTTAATGACATCGCCTAATTTTAAATCAAGCGTAACACCTTCATCGTCTTCCTCGGTAGATTCTTCATTCTCCTCAGTGTTTTCTTCATCATCATTCGTTTTTTCAGATGATTCACCCTGTTCTTTTTCTGAATCCGATTCAGAATCCGATTCTGGTGTAACATCTACTTCTTCAAGGGACGACGAACTTTCTTGATTGGAGGACGACGATGATCCGAAATCTATTGGTTTACTTAAATCAATGGGTTTTCTTTGAGACTTATCATTTTCTGTTATTTCTGTATTTTGTTTTGTTGAATTGTTTGACATTGTCCTATATTTATCATAGATAATTTTATGAATGAATAAACTGAAATTATCTATAAGTGTCTAAAGATTTGAGGATTTTTAGTAATCCTCTGGTGGATTTGTAATTAAATTTTTTAATGTCAAGTCTTCAAATGTGGCATTTTTATCTGCATCAAAAAAATAATTCATATTTCTTACATATTCGCCCTCGGCAAAGTCAGCCGCACCACGAGTCATTTTTATTTTTTGAAAAAATTCAAGCGACTGTATAACATAATGATTCAACCTGATAATGTTGTCGTCACGTAATGTTCGTTCATCGTCATAAAAATTTACTAAACCATGTATCCATATATGGGAACTATTGGGGATCGCCTTTGTTTTAAATATATATTTGGAATCTTTGTTTATGATTTTTTCTTCGCGATGGGTAATTGCGGTTCGAATATCTGGCGGTTGTTTTAAAAGCCCATCACTACCAAACATATACCAACAAGAATATATTAAATGATAATGTTCAAGAGATTTTAATTCGGTACATATTTTATGCTTCATTCCAAAATAAAATTCATCAATATCACATACCATTAACCAATAAGTATTGTCCCTTAATTTTTCACGGTCAAACATGTCTTTATAATACTGTTGCTGGAAATGTTTTTGTGGACCATAATAATAAGTCACTAAACCCTTATCCATATATTCTTGTAAAATTTCCATAGGATTATCGGTACTTCCGTTATCGATTAAATAAAAATGGTCGACTCCTTGCCATAAATAATGTTCTAACCATACCCTTAAATTCATTGTTTCGTTTTTAAATATGGCAATGACCGATAAATAATGCATTTTATTTATATTTATTAATCTATAGAATGAATTATTTATATTATTTTTGATAATAAATTACTTTTATATTAAAAATACTTTATCAAAGGATATAAATATTTATTCAGAATAAATGAAATAGATGCCACAATATGTTTATAAATTAAATGAAATCACAGGGTTTACCGAGGTGGTATTGAATCGTCCACCCAACATTTTTTTTAAGAAAATAATAAATATCACACATACAAAAACGACAAAGAATCAAGATTATAAAATCATTTCTTATGACTCTGCATTTTTGAATAATGATCTAATTCTTACTTATGGCGTATTTCGTTCCGTAGTTTTAAACAGCGCAAATGACGTGGTTTCGTTTTTTCCTCCCAAAAAAATGAATTTCATAGATTTCCATAGAAGAAATCCAGATTTCAATCAAAGTCAGATTATTGTTCAAGAATTTGTGGAGGGAGTCGGTATCAATTTATTTTGGGATCCTACCATTGGTCTTACTGGTAGCTGGGAAATTGCCTCATTAGATGATGTCGGTTGTCATGTATTATATTCCGTAGAGGATAACAAAAGTCTTCGAGATATTTTCATGGATATCATACATTTGAAAAATGTGGATATTGATTTACTAGAAAAACGTTTTTGTTATCATTTTATTATACAGCACCCAGTATTTGGTTTAATTAAACAGTTGAGTGAGCATGAACTTTTCTTAATTAATGTATTTGAAATTGTCAATACTGGAGATCATAGTGTGAATATTTATACAATTGATATAAATAAAGCAAATATGAAGGAAAACGCGAATTTTACACATGTGAAATTTCCAAAATTTTATGATTTTACCTCATATCAACAATTAAATGATGATTTCACCAGTATTCCATATACGATAATGGGATTACATTTTACTGATAAAACTGGCAGACAATGTAAATTAATTAATCCCAACTATGAATATATGAAATATATCAAAGACAGTAATATGTTTGATATAGACATATTTCGGCATCAATACATTTATTTATGCCTCAGAAAAGAAGAGGGAAAAGTGGTGGGCTATTTAACCAACAATTATTTACATCGAAAACATTTTTTATTTTTTAAAAAACACTTGTATTTATTTACCCAAACATTGTATTTGAATTATATTTACTGCTATGTAAAAAAAGCATTAAAATTAACTCAATACAGTGACATGTATCAATTACACTTGAAATTAATTCATCAAATATATATCAATGAATTGAAACCCATCAAGGAAAATATCAAGAAAAAAACCATTATTGATTATGTAAACACATTAAGTCCAGAAATGTTAATGTATTTATTGAATTATCAATATTTGGATTCTTTTTATATAACAAGCGAATCGACTCTTCCTATAGCGAATTAAAATTTACCAAGAATCGCTTCGTATACATTTGTTGCTAAAGAAATGCTATTTAATAAATTTTGTTTTACCATTGCGATGTCTGCGGGTTCTTTGTAAGCTACGCGGATAATACTGTCAACGTCGTGTGGATGCATTTTCTTAAACCCACAAAAGGTCATTGTTTTCGCTTCTTCAAAGAATTTCGTATATAACATGTATTCCATGATTTTACCAATGGTATAATCCTCGTTTTCTAAAATAACATCATAAGAATGTTTCATGGTATTTTCCGATTCATTGATTTTAATTGCGTCAGTTTCAATGACTGTTTTTAAACCTTCCAACCGCGCGATAATAATTTTACATGCTTGTTTGATTAAATCACGATTTGAAAATACGCCAATACTTTGTATGATAAAATCAAAACAATCTTTTTTCACGATGCGTTTTCCTTCTAATAATTTCCAATTGTCTGCCTCAAATTCAACATCATCTTTGCTTAACCCCTTGTCTTTCCATTGCTGTTTTTTCTTGTCTAATTCTTTTTCCATATGAACATCATCTACGGTAAAACCATAAGAACAACAAGAAACGACATTAAACATACCATCTGTTTTCGCAGTGTCAATTGAAAACTCACAAGTCAATTGTAGTTTTTCACCAGGAATATCGTCTGAAATGCGAGGGCGTAATCTGACAAAATCTATATAATATCCCATATCATTGGGTGGAAATATATTGTGAACATCTTTAGACGATAAATATTCGTTTGTCAACATATTTTTTATTTTGAAATGTTCAGTTGTTATATACATAATGGTGTCACTTGTGTTTTCCATATTGACTTCTAATAAATAATTTTTGAGAGGGATTTCAAGGTCGTCAATATGTATTGGAATACAACTTAAGCGTTGTTTGATAATTTCGTTATTGAATCGAGTCGTATTTACCAATATTTTTGATTTGTTTTCTTCATTTGGCGATGTTTTGAACACCACGGTTGGAATATCGGATAATATGGTTCTACGAATGGCATTTGCTAAACTGACATTTACGCCACTTAAACTAAATGTAAGAACGCCTTCTTTTTCTACAATTTTATCGATTTGTGGATTCATCTTTTTCTGTTATCTAGTATATTATAATATATTTAAATCTTTGTATTTAATTAATCAATTTTTTTAGATATTCTTTATTTTACAATATTTAGTTGAATATTTGAATTTTAGAAAAAATGAGTTAAAAAAACAATTTGAATACCTAATTATACATTAATGAGTTCGATTTTATATTATTCCAATTTTTGTGAACACTCAAAAAAATTGTTACAGACACTTTCAAAGACCCAAGTCAGTAAAGATATACATTTTATTTGTATTGATAAGCGTGTAAAAGATCAAACTGGTAAAATTCAAATTGTTTTAGAAAATGGCCAAAAAATAGTGATGCCTGAAAATGTGACCAAAGTGCCAGCATTGTTATTATTGAATCAGAATTACCAGGTCTTGTATGGTGATGGTATTTATAATCATTTAAAACCGCGACAAGAGGTCGTCACCAGGCAGGCGACGAGTAATAACATGGAACCTATGGCGTTTTCATTAGGTGGGGGTGGAGGTTTTGGAGGAATTGTTTCCGATAATTATAGTTTTTTAGACATGGACCATGAGGAGTTGAATACAAAGGGGAGTGGTGGTATGAGACAAATGCATAATTATGTGCCGTTGAATCATTCGGATATAATTACTACACCAAAAGACGATTTTGATTACAAAAAAGATAAATTGTCTGGTGATTTAACCATTGAACAATTACAAAAACAGCGTGATCAAGAAATGTCAAATTATGCGCCACAACAGAAAAAAATTTAAAAATGGAAAAATATGAATATAAAAAATATGAATATAAAAAATGGAAAAATATGAATATAAAAAATATGAATATAAAAAATGAAAAAATATAAATTATATGTTTAATTTACTTAAAAATATAATTCAAGTATAAGATAATGGCGTCGTCAAGTATTTTGAACGGATTTAACAATCATTTTATGGAATTTGTGGAAGATATTATTCGGATATTTCCAAATGATGTAGATATATCATCCGCAAAAAATTCTTTTACATTAATACGAAAGGCAAATCCTAAATTAATTATAAAAATATGGCAAAGCTATGTGGTTGATAAATACGCGGCGCAAATAGATGCTGGTGATATTCGTTTTTTCCTGGATAAAGATTACGGGGAGGATTTGACAAATGCGCAAAATTCGGGGCAAATCATTGAGGCGATTAATAGATTAAGAAATCCGGTGAAAATGATGACACCGGATGAACAGGCAAAGACAATGAAGTATATTCAAAACCTCAAGAAGTTGTGTGTGATGTATCATTCGATGTAATTTAGTTGTGTGTATTTGTTTGCGTGATTGTTGCGGTTTCGATATCATTTGAATTATGAATAGTAATTTCCATATCACCTAATGGTATTTCTACACGTGTTAGGTTATTGTATAAATTAATATATCCATTTGGATCACGACGTGCTGGATCTCCAAAAAAATCTAAATGTTCATTTGTTAATCCTGGTATTTGTTCCATAAAATATCCATTCAATGAGTTAATAGTTTCATCATCCATATCATGAACACTTATTTTCTCTTTTTCAATTTCCCCAGTGTCGGGGTTTTGTTGAAATTTAAAAAATTCAACCCGATACAAATTTGGATATTCAACTACTATGGGATTATTCGCAAATGCTGGAAATACATTTGGAGGAGGAGGATCTTCTTCTGGGGTTGGATTTGGGTTGGGGTCTAATTCAGTTCTACACATGGGGCAAAGGCATGTGACATATTTACAATGTTTTATAATACAATCGAGATGAAAATTATGATTACAGTTTGTATTGAATATAGGTTCTCCATTTGTAAAGAATTCTAGACAAATTGAACATTCACCGAGTTCTTCATCTTCATTTTCATCTTCATCTTCATCTCCATTTCCACCAAAAAAACGGAAGCGTTTGCTGAATTTTTTATATTTACGACGAGGTGTATTTTTTTTATGTTTTCTAGTATTTTTTCTAGATTTTTTTGATTTTTTGA